AATATACCTGCAATGGAGCATGATTTAGCTTTCAAATGTGTAAGCTGTGGTAAAGATAATAAACGTAAATTAAAAGGATTAGAAGATTTTTTTTAATAAACCTCTCTCATGATAATTTAGAAAATTTCTATACTACAAATTATCAGTTACTACAAAACTTTCATTATTCGTTGAATGATCTAGATTGTATGATACCATGGGAGAGGGAGATTTATTTGGCAATGCTAATTAATGAGTTGAAAGAAAAAGAACAACAAATGAACTCTAGAGGATAACATGGCTGAACGTACATTATCTGATCTTAGTACAGAACTAGAAGCGGCGAATAAATCGTTAGACGAACAGGTCATAGGACAGGAACGTTTGATCGAAGCTGTCGAAGATCTGGCCGCATTGCAACGTAGAAATCTAGATGACCTTGAGTCTGAGAGAGAAGATCGCGGTGAATCGACGGCACCTATAACTAAAGGGCCACGTGGATCAGGTGGATCAGGCGATGGATTTAGTTTACCATCTATTGGTTTAGGTGGTGCTGGACTTGTTGGTGCAGCGTCTGCAATCGGAACTGGTTTAGTAAAGAAGGGTTTACCCGCAGCAATTGCAGTGACTATGGCTGATGAAATCGGTGATTACGTAACTAGTAGTACTGGTAATCAAGAACTCGGCTCAGCTGTTGAAAGAGGTTTGGTTGCTGGTGGTATCGGATCCTTATTCGGCAAGAGAATAGGTGTAGTTGCGGGTCTAGTCGGTGCGGCGTTAACAAAAGAAAATCAAGAAAAGTTAAAAGAGTTAGGTAAAAATCTAGAACCACATGTGCAGAAGCTCAAACAAAATGTTGAAGGATTGGTGGGTAAACTACCAACAACAGAAGAGGTATTAACGGGTGTTGAAAAAACATTTGGTAATGCACTCACTGGTTTAAACCAACTAGTGACTGGTGATTTTAGTGGTCTTACTAAAAACCTTGATGACTTGGCTCTATCGGCTGCAGGTATATTTGCACTATTAGCTCCAAAGTCTGCATTGAATCTTGGTATTAAAGGTGTTACAGCAGCAGCAGGATTAGCTGCCGCACCTTTAGGTGGTAAACCAAAAGCAACTCCAACTGGACAAAAGGTTGCACCAAAAGGCACAGCATATTCAAAGGCTGGAAACTTAATGAAAGCAGGTGTTGATGGTAAAGCTACTTCTATACCAGCAGATGCTAAAACAGTTTCGAAATTTCCTAAGCTCGGAAAGGCATTGAAATTTGTAAGAGGTATTCCTGGATTAGGTGCAGCATTAGCTGTTGGTGAATTAGCAAGCATGAATCCTATTACAGTTGATGGATTAGCCGGTGTATTCGGTGGACTAGGTGGATCAACTCTAGGTGCACTCGCTGGAGGTATTGTAGGTTCGGTAGTTCCAGGACCGGGTAATTTAGTTGGATCTATATTGGGTGGCGGCGCTGGTTTCTTCTTAGGTGATTCAATAGCAAAAGGTTTAGCACAGTTTTTACTTGATAAAAAGGTAGATGCATTTCCTGATTGGACAGGAATTAATGACATATTGAATGGTCAAACTGCATCTGCTACATCACCTACAACTCCGGTCACACCACCTACTGGTGTTGATGGAGGATTAGCATCTGCGGTTGCAAGTGCATCACCTACCACAATGGCACCACCATCACGTACCGATGGTGCATCTGTTGCTCAATCTGTAAATCAATTTGAGATGAATAAACAAGCAGCTAGTAATCCAATTGTAAATGCACCACAAACTACTATTAATCAAGGTACATCTCAGACTACATTAGCAGGAAACGGCGTGAACCCATTTGATCCACGCCGTCCCAATCTTGTAGGTTTACCTACTTCTTTCTAGTCGTCGTTTGCCAACTTTGCAAAGTATGACATAGTGTCATCGTCATCATTAAGATTAACTTGCTCTGCAGTAATTGGTTCTGCAACTTTATACTCTGGCTGAGGAGCTGGAGTATTCATTTGCATTTCTTGTTGCATCGATGGTGCACCCATAGATACTTCCTCACCTAAGACTCGTGCCAGTTTGGCTTTCAATTCATCATAGGTCTTATAGTTCTTAGGATCAGTAAACTCACTGAGATTGTGTAGTGAATTATATACCGACTCTAGTTTTGCTTCATCACCACCATGCAATGTTGATGGAGAAGCAAATTCAGATTTATCATAGTTGCGGTAACCCTCAACCTGACGAATCTTCAATTTAAAGTCTGCACCTTCCCAAAAGTCAAATGGATTGATTGGCTTTTCATCTGCAAAGGTTGGTTGCATTACATCCATAATCTTATCAAAGATTTTCTTACCGAACTTATAAAGTACAACACGTCCAACATTATCCGGTGCAGAAGGATCTTCTACAACCAGTGCATTGACTACGTAGTGTAGTCTACGCTTTTGTTTACGTGCAGTTTCTTTATCTTCTTCATGGCCGGAATTCCAGAGACGTGAGTTGAGTTCGCCAACAGGATCAGGTTGACCAATAGATGTAAGGCTGTTTTCGATATACCATAGACCGGTTGGCCCTTTGAATCCATGGTCCCAATATCTGACCCATGGTAAGTCCGTGCCTTCTGTTGCTGGTAAGAATCTGAGGACGGCATATCCATTCCCTGCTTTATCGACTGTAGGTTTCCAAATTCGTTCATCATCATAATTTTTCTTTTCACCACCAGCTGAGCCTGCTGCTTCTGCTGCTTGAACGAGCTTAGAAATATCGGTGCCGCGATTGCGTTTTAGTGCTTCAAATGACATTAGTATGTTCCTTATATTTGCTGAAGTATGTTTGTATTATATCACAGTATAGCTGTAATGTAAAATTATTTATATTTATTTCACTCAAAAAATGCTGAGTCAAGAGAGTTAGTACTAGGTAGGAAGTTAAGACCCATGGCCTCAGCTTCTATCTTTCCTTTAATAATTGGTGAGACAAAACGATTGACATCTTCTAATTCAATATCATTCTTCTCACACAAATGAATGACAGCATCCATATAACTTATCTTTAAGTCGGACACTGTTGCTTCAATCATTTTAGTAAATCGGTTTTTATTTAAGAATTGAATTTCCTCTGCCATTACCTATCCATTACTCGAAGTAAGATTGTATCTGCATTGAGTCTACCATTAGGTGTTATAGTCTTGGTAGTTAGATTACCCCATACCACATCAATTTGCTTTGGAGTTCTGTTCAATACCTCAGGCAGAAACTCATTTGGTTTCCTAAGCTTAGTTGATCTACTATTGACTTTATCAAAGTTCTTAATAGATGTACCTGAGATCTCAAAACCCTTTGTATCTTGAGTTATATATTCCGTTACAACACGAGTCTTTGTGTTAAACGTGAAGAGCCGAATACCACCGACCACTTTGATCGGCGGTATCGACACAAGCTTGAATTCAGTATCTTCTTTCTTGTACTGAACTCGAGCCACTTGTTTATCTGCAGCTTTAGGTTGCTTAACTCGCGTTACACGAGTTGCTTTAGCTGCAGAACGGATACGATCACAATCTTCCAACATTGATTGACAAGCTTTGATCCTCCGATTGAGTTCTGGTCTTTTCAAATGTGAATAACCTTCCACAGCATCTGGACAACGCTTATGGTAGGCATCTTCATAATCAAGTAACCAGCCCTCAATAACTTGTCTTACCGGTGCAACTGCACTACCAGCAAGACCATGTCTTTTAAATTCTTGATATAAATTCAATTCAGCTTTTTCACCATCCATCCATGCATCTTCAAGTGAAAGCAAATCTTGCATGATTGTGTTGCTGATTTTATTTTGCAATCTTTGTTGTGGTGTAAGAGATACAACATTAGCCGAGTCTTTCAACTTGGCTTGCTTTTCATAATATAATTCTTTACCACTTTCAATTAAGCCAACGGTGTACTTATATAAACCTTCGGCATACTTACTAGACTTTTCATCATGTGTAAGACCAGAGTTAATCCAGAATGCAGTAGCACAATAGTGTGTATAACCATAGAACTTATAGTCAGAATTTGCAAGAACAAACTTCTGGTTTTTCTTGTCAACATTTGCTTTGACATAAGTCTTAAATGTATTCACGAGATCCTTACGATCGATCTCCATATGGAAGTAATACTTTACTGCATCAAATCCTTTATCAATCGGTGCACCGGATAAACCAGTACGAGCTCTTGATTTCATTTTACGTTTACGTGCTGCTGCCATGAGAACCTCCTCTTTTTTTACTCTCTATATATTCTACCACAGTTTTACGAAAATGTACATACGTAAAATGCATTATCGACGCATACTTGCAATTTCTTTTGCAGCATTACTATCTTTTCGTACAGGTACCATGTTGGATTTATGGAGTGTACCGATACCAGCAATCTCATCACCGGTATATTGATTAGCTTTACGCTTACCTTCTACACGCATGATAAGATCACTGGTTGGTACAGTCTCGGCCACGGTATAATCAGGCAGGTCAGCGCGCCTGTTTTTTACATTACCCCTATCGTAACCAAGAGACCGAAGGAGCTTTGCTGTTTCAGCCTCGGCTTGAATGACAGCTGCGGTCTTTTTACGTGCTTTACGCTTGGAACGAGTATTTAAGGTAGTCATACCACGGACGAGATGCATAGTCATAATAAGCTCCTTTTCAATTTACTAGTATATTCTACCATAG